GCGGTGCTAACATCGCTAACAAATGTGGAACAACTATTACACTTGGTGCAAGTGGCGATACCATTACTCTTGCATGCGGTGCAAGTCAAACAGGATTCGGTAGAACAGGAACAGTAGACTGGGATACAACAGCTAAAACAGCTTCATTCACAGCAGTGAGTGGAAATGGGTATTTTGTAAATACGACTTCTGGAGCAGTTACAGTAACTTTACCAGCTTCACCATCCGCAGGAGATATTGTTTCAATAGCTGATTATACAAATACTTTTGCAACTAATAATGTAACTGTTGGTAGAAATTCACAACCTATTGGTGGAATAGCAGCAGATGCAATATTAAGTACAGAAGGTCAATCGGTTACTTTTATTTATGTAGATGGAACTGAAGGATGGAAAAATGTTCAAGATTCAACTTCTAATGTAACTGGTAATCCAAATTTAGTTGCAACAGGCGGAACAATTACAACTTGTGGTGATTACAAAATACATACTTTTACAGGACCTGGAACTTTTACAGTATGTCAAGTTTCGCAAACAGCTGCAGATAATACAGTTTCTTATTTAGTAGTCGCAGGTGGAGGTTCAGGTGGAGAATATTATGGTGGTGGAGGTGGAGCTGGTGGTTTTAGAGAATATAAAAATTCTTGTGATCCATATACAGCTAGTCCACTTAATGGTAATCCAGGTGGTACAGCAGTGACAGTAACAGCACAAGGTTATCCAATTACAGTTGGTGCTGGTGGAGCTGATAATGCACCACAACAACCAGGTAACAATGGATCAAATTCAGTTTTTTCAACAATAACATCAGCAGGTGGTGGTTTTGGAGCAGGTTCAAATGCTCCTTCTGGAGGTGCAGCTGCTAATGGTGGACCTGGAGGATCAGGAGGTGCTGGTGTAAGAGGTGGAACAGGTGGATCAGGTAATACACCTCCAGTAAGTCCACCTCAAGGTAATGATGGAGGAGCAGGAAGTCCTAACTCTGGTTCTGGTGGAGGAGCTGGAGCTACTGGTAGTCCTTTAGATTCAGGAGATGGTGGAGCTGGAGTTGGAACTTTAATTAATCCAGCAACAGGAGAATCTGGACCAGGTCCTTCACAATATTATTCTGGTGGTGGTGGAGCAGCAGGAGTTCCTACACAAGGTGGTATCGGTGGTGGAGGAGGAAACAATCCAGGAGAGCCTGGAGCTGGGACAGCTAATACAGGTGGAGGTGGTGCTGGAAATAAAGATGCTGGAGGCGGTAGCGGAATTGTTATAATAAGATATAAATATCAATAGGTAAATTATGAGTGAAGTAAAAGTAAATAAAATTAGTCCAAGAATAGATTGTGGTACAGTCACTGTAGGTGATGCTGGAGATACAATCACTGTTACAGGTGATCTAAAATCGAATTCATTAAAATCAGCATCAGGTTCTACAATTACATTAGGACAATCAGGTGACACAATACAATTAGGTTGTGGTGCAACACAGACAGGTTTTGGTCGTACAGGTACAGTGGATTGGGATACGACTGCAAAGACAGCTTCATTCACAGCGGTTTCAGGAAATGGTTATTTCGTTAATACAACAAGTGGAGCTATTACAGTTACTTTACCTGCAGGTTCTGCTGGTGACATCATAAGTTTAGCTGATTATGCAGCTACATGGGATACAAACAATGTTACGGTAACGCCAAATGGTACAGATAAAATTGGTTCACAAAATCAACCTGCAACTCTTTCAACAAAAGGACAATCTGTTACTTTTGTATTTACAGATTCAACACAAGGTTGGATTAATACAATGGATTCAACTTCTAATGTTAGAGGAGTAAATCCTTTTATTGAAGCAACAGGTGGTACAATTACTTGTTGTGGAGATTACAAAATTCACACTTTTACAGGGCCAGGTACTTTTACAGTTTGTTCAGTAGGAAATCCATGTGGATCAACAACAGTAGATTATTTAGTCGTAGCAGGTGGCGGAGGAGGTGGATCAGGTTGTGCAGCTGGTGGCGCTGGTGGTGCTGGTGGAATGAGATTTTCTTTTCCTAATCCAGCTACAGGAGGATTATCAGTTTCAGCACAAGCTTATCCAATAACAGTTGGTGCTGGTGGTACAAAAGGATTGGGGTGTGCAGGACCATGTACTCCTGCTAGATCTGGTAGTAAGGGATCAGATTCAATTTTTAGTTCAATAACAAGTACTGGAGGTGGACTAGGTGGTGCTGGTACGGCTTCTAATAAAAATGGTGGACCAGGAGGTTCAGGTGGTGCTGGCGGTAGAGGTGCTAGCGCTGGATCTGGTAATACTCCTCCAGTTTCACCTTCACAAGGTAATAATGCTGGTACTAGTTCTCCTGGTCCTGCTGGTAATTACGGAGCAGGTGGTGGAGGTGGACATAGTGCAGTAGGTGGTAATGCTAGTGGAAATATTGGTGGTAATGGTGGCGCTGGTTCAGCTTTAAGTATTACAGGAGCTTCAGTAACATATGCAGGTGGTGGAGGAGGTGGAACTTTTCCAATTTCTTGTGGTCAACCTAATGGAGGTGCAGGAGGTGGAGGAAGAGGTGCACCACCATCTTTGCCTTTAGCTGATATGGATGGAACAGCCAACACTGGTGGTGGAGGTGGAGGAGGAAGTGAAAATCCTGTTTATGGTCCAATTGTTGGAGCTCCAAATGATTCACCAGGTGGAGCAGGCGGTTCAGGTATAGTTGTTATTAGATACAAATATCAATAATATTTATGTGTTTACTAAAATTTAAAATTAATATATAAGGAGAAACATTATGGCACATTTTGCAAAACTAGGAGCTAACGGAAAAGTTATTCAAGTATTAACACTTGATAATGACAATATGTTAAATGCTGATGGAGTAGAAGACGAAGCAGTAGGTCAACAATATTTAGAACAACATAATAATTGGCCTGCACAAATGTGGATTCAAACTTCATACAATACAGCAGCTGGACAACATAGAAACGGTGGAACTCCATTTAGAGGAAACTATGCAGGTATTGGTTATACTTGGGATGAAGATGATCAAATCTTCTGGCCTAAAAAACCTTATGCTTCATGGGTAAAACATAATGCAACTGCATCTTGGAAATCTCCAATCGGTGATGCACCTGCCTTAACTCAAGAACAACAAGATCAAAATACAGCTGGAACTCACAGATGGGGTTACAACTGGAATGAAGAAAACCAAACCTGGGATTTGACAAACGGTCTAGCATAATATATATCTGGTGGTGGTATGCAAAAGAAAGTTTTAACAGAGCAAGCTTTATACTTCGGTGATGTTTCAATGCCCAAAGGTTTTGAAATAGATCGAGATAAATTATCAGGCGACATTTTACAATCTACATTTACTGATTCAGAGTTTCCATTTTCAAGAACTTGGGACATGTTGAATACATATATGCGTGAGCATATAAATGTTGAATATGGTTTTCAACTTGTGAATAAAAGAACTTGGGGTGATATGTATAAACCCAATCAACAAACAGAACCATTACTTAATATTGATCCTGTCGATTTACGAAACTCACCTGATTATACTTTACTCTATGGTGTTAAAACCAATAACTGTTTTGTGAGAATATTCTATGATGATAATAGAAGAAAAGGAAGAAGTTGGGATATAGAATTAAAAGATAATATGTTTATTATGTTTCCATCAACAAATATGTATTATCTAAACAACAGACAGAAAGATAGTTTGAATTTTGTTCAAATAATAACTTATGAATATATCTAATGAATTTAAAAAATAATTACTGGTATTTTAAATCTGCAATACCACCAAAATTATGTGATGATATAATTAAATATGGTTTATCACAATCTGAAGTTATGGCTAGAACAGGTGGTTATGGAGATAGAGAATTATCAAAAGATGAGATTAGAGATATGAAACGTAAAAGAAATTCTGATATTGTTTGGTTAAATGATCCATGGATATATAAAGAACTTCACCCATACATACATCAAGCAAATAGAAATGCAGGATGGAATTTTGAATGGGATAGATCAGAATCTTGTCAATTTACAAAATATAAACTTAATTACTACTATAATTGGCATCAGGACAGCTGGGATAAACCTTATGATAAACCAGGAACACCTGAACATGGTAAAATTAGAAAGCTTTCGATGACTTGTCAATTAACTGATGGGTCCGAATATGAAGGTGGTGAATTACAATTCGATTTTAGAAATTATGATCCTAATATGAGAGATGAATCTAGACATTTAGTAACATCAAAAGAAATACTTCCTAAAGGAAGTATTGTTGTTTTTCCATCATTTATGTGGCATAGGGTAATGCCAGTAACTAGAGGAACTAGATATTCTTTGGTAATGTGGAACCTTGGGTATCCGTTTAAATAATATGCCATATAAAAATAAAGAAGATAAATTAAATTATTTAGAAAAAATTAAAGAGAGACAAAAAAAATATTATCTAAAAAATATTGAAATGTTTAGAGAAAAAGAAAGACGTTATAGAACTAATCCAAAAAGAATAGCTTATAGAATAAAATATAGGGAAGAAAACAAGGATAAAGCTAAAGATTATAAATTAAAAAAAGCTTATGGTATATCTTTAAATGATTACAAAAAAATGTTAAGAAAACAAAATTACAAATGTGCTCTTTGTAATAAAAAAAGAAAGTTACATGTAGATCATGATCATGATACAGGTGATGTTAGAGAATTACTTTGTTCTAGATGTAATATTAAACTAGGTTATTACGAAAAAACGGACAAAGTAAAATTTGAAATGTATATTAAAAAACACAAAAAAAGAAAGGTTAATTAGAGGTATGCAAATAGTAGAATATTTTAAAACACCAATATGGATTGAAGACAAACCAGAGTTTGTTAAATCCTTAAACAAAGCATCCAATCAATATATTAAAGATGCTAAAAAAAGAGAAAAAGATTATATTAAAAAGCATGGTGACTTTGGAAGAAGTTATCATTCAACACCACTTACCATGGATAATAACTTTTTAGATTTTAGAAACTATGTGGGTCAAAAATCTTGGGAGTTTTTAGATTGGCAAGGTTTTGATATGCAACAGTATACAACTATGTTTTCTGAATTATGGGTTCAGCAGTTTGCTGGAAAGGGGGGTGGGAATCATTCAGCTCATATCCATTGGAATCAACATGTATCAGGATTTTATTTTTTAAAATGCTCTGATAAAACTTCTTATCCAATATTCCATGAACCAAGAACAGGTGCACGAGCTACAAAATTAAAAATGAAACCTGGCAATGGTGTATTTCATGGAACTGAATTAGTACATTTTAAACCAAAGCCAGGCACACT